ATCTCACAATCCAACAAGTTCTTGATATGCCAATGAGCCATTATAATCTTTGGTTAGCTTACTTGAAAAAAGAACAAGAACAGTATAAAACGAAACAATCACTAGCAGAAGCAAGGAATTTAAAATAATGGCAAATCAAAGACTTAATATAGACATTGTAGCAAAGGATAAGTCTAAACAGGCTTTGAATGGTGTTCAGAAATCTTTAGGAAGATTAAAAAATTCAGTATTTAATTTAAGAAATGCTTTTCTAGGTTTAGGTGCTGGTCTTGTTGTTAGAAATTTAGTTAATACAGGAAAACAATTAGAGAATTTAAGAACTAGATTAAAGTTCTTACTTAAAGATACAAACGAGGGTGCAAAAGCATTTGATAATATGACTAAGTTTGCATCTAAAGTTCCTTTTTCACTAGAGGAGATACAAGCAGGTGCTGGTATTCTTGCAACAGTAACAGATAATGCTGATGACTTACAAAAGATGTTAGAGATAACAGGGAATGTTGCGGCAGTTACAGGATTAGATTTTAGAACTGCTGGAGAGCAAATACAAAGATCATTTAGTGCTGGTATAGGTGCGGCAGACTTATTTAGAGAAAAAGGTGTTAGAAATATGCTAGGCTTTAAAGCTGGTGCAACAGTTTCTATTGAAGAAACAGTAAAAAGATTTGAAGAAGTTTTTGGTAAAAATGGAAGATTTGGAAAAGCAACAGATGAATTAGCAAACACATTTGAGGGAACTTTATCAATGATAGGCGATAAAGTATTTAACTTTAAAAAGGTATTATTAGAAGCTGGATTCTTTGAAGAACTTAAAAAACAATTTGGAAATTTAGATAAATTCTTAGAAGATAATGCAAAAGAACTAGATCAAATAGCAACAACAGTTGGAAAAAACTTAGCACAAGGAATGATTAAAGTTGTTCAGATAGGTAAAGATTTAATTCCTACATTAGAAAAAATTGGCAAAATTATGAAAAGTATTGCAGATGGTTTTATGTCTTTACCACCTTTCATACAACAGAGTGGAATTATAGGTGCATTTTTATTTGGTAAAAAAGGATTACTTGCATTAGCAAGTGTAAGTTTATTTGTAGATAAAGTGCAAGACTTAATTAAAGAATCAAAAGTTAGAATGGGTATTTTTGATATAGATAACCTTAAAGAAGTTAATCTAGCAGTTAATACAATTAGTAATCAAATAAGTGAATTAGAAACTCAAAAATTAATGCTAGGAGATATTGATACACCTGGCATAGATAAGAGATTAAATAATGCTAGGGCAGAATTAGAAATACTAATGGAAAGACAAAAAGTTCTTCAACATAGTGCAAACATTAGAAAGTTTGAAGCATTTGAACATCAAAAAGAATTACATGCTAATTTAAAAACTCATAAAGAGATAAATGAAGAATTAGAAAAAAGAATGGAAAACACAGTTAGAGAAAATGGTTTAATTAGAAATCAAAATCAACATATACAAACTTTAAGAGAAACAATATTAGAAGTTACCGAAAATTCATTAGAGAACATGAGAATGAAATTTAAAAATATTAACAAAACAATAGCAGAGGGAATCAATGGTGGTATAACTAAATTTTCAAATTCTTTAGCAAGAGCAATTATACTTGGAGAAGATTTAGGTAAATCGTTTAAAAAAATGGTAGCAGATGCACTTGTTCAGACAGTATCACTTTTAATTGAAGCTATTATGAAATTTGCATTATTAAAATTATTAGGTATAGACCTTGAAAAAGGTGCAAAAAATAGATTAAATAGTGCTAAAAAATACACAGGAGAATTACAAAAACAAGTTGCACTTGCAGCTATACTTGCAGTTTTAACTGGTGGTGGTTCAATGGCTGGTGGTGGTGGTTTTAACATGGGTAATATTGGTGGTTCTCACGCACAAGGTGGTGCAGTATCAAAAGGCAGACCAATTTTAGTTGGAGAAAATGGTGCTGAATTATTTATACCTAACCAAACAGGACAAATTACACAAAATGCTAGAGGTACAGGAAATAGTGGTGCAGTAAATGTTAATTTCACAATCAATGCAGTTAATGCTGCTGGAATAGATCAGTTATTAATTGAAAGACGTGGAACTATATCAAGAATTATAAATGAATCTGTTAATGAAAGAGGGAGAGGTGCAATAATCTAATGTCAGGTGCTTTTCCAATATCTTCTGCTAAATTTGAAACTTTAGGAATAAAGTCAATTCAAAATACTATTATCTCTAAATCTGTATCTGGTAAGAAACTTGCAAGACAAATAGATAACCAAAGATTTGGATTTACAATTAGAATAGTTACAGGAACTAGATCAGATGTTTATGGAGAGTTAATGGCTTTTATAATGAAACAAAGATCAAGCAAAGAAAACTTTACAATAATCCCACCAGAAATAGAAGATGCTAGAGGTAATGAAACAAACACAGTTTTAGTTAATGGTGTTCACGCAGTTGGAGATACAACGATTGCTATGGACGGACACCACAACGATAACCCACACGCATTTAAAGCTGGAGATTTTATAAAGTTTGCAAGTCATTCTAAAGTTTATATGATCGTAGCAGATGTTCAGGCTTCTAGTAATGCTTCAACAGTTACAATAGAGCCACCTTTATTACAAACAGTAGCAGACGATTCAATAGTTACTTATGACAATGTTCCTTTTACAGTTCATTTAACAACTGACATTCAAGAGTTTGGAGTATCAGGTGCAGATAATGATGGCAAATTATATTATGAGTATCAATTTGATGTTGAAGAAACCTTATAGATGAAATACAAAGTAAAATATTGGATTAGTGTTGATTTTTTAGCAGAAGAAATAATAGAAGCTGATGATTTTAATTCTCAATCCTTGAATCAGGGTAAGTATAGCGAACCATCTAAAAATGCTAGTTATATGGTCAATGATGCAATAAAAATTAATAGAAGAACATTTGAGGAATATGACGAGAAGCCTAACAACAGCGATAAAGAACGAACTAGCAACAAATGATATTAGACCAGTACATCTTATCACTATTGGGTTCGCTACTCCTATTAACATTACTGATTGCTCTTTTCCATTAACATCATCAGTTTCAGGCTCATCAGTTACTTATTCTTCTAGTGATTTTATATTAGGTATATCAAATCATAGTGAACAAACAGATTTAAGTAAAGCTAGTTTAAATTTATCATTATCAGGTGCAGATCAAACCTTTATATCTTTAGTTTTAAACGAGAATGTTACTAATGATACAGTAGATATTTATAGAGGTTTTTTAAATGATTCTAATTCATTAATAGCTGACCCATTTCTTTTATATAAAGGTCATATAGAAAGTTTTGGAATACAAGAGTCTGAAAAAGATAGCACAGTTGGATTATCAATAGTTTCACATTGGGCTGATTTTGAAAAAAAAAATGGTCGTAAAACAAATAATGTATCACAACAAAGATTTTTTAGTACAGATGTTGGTATGGATTTTAGTTCACAAACTGTATTAGATATTAAGTGGGGTAGAGCATAATGGGTTGGAAAAAATTTGTAGGCAAAGTTCTTAAACCTATTGCAAAAATATTTAAAATTGAATTAAACCCTTTTGTTGCATTAGGTATTAGTTTATTTTTATCTTGGATATTAAGACCAAAAGTTCCTGAAATGGAAGATTTTGGAACTAACTCTTTTGATGATTTTGAAAGAGGATTATTAGTTAATAAACAATCTAATGATTCTAATATTCCTGTAATTTATGGAGAAAGACTTACAGGGGGAACTAGAGTGTTTATGGAAACTTCAGGAACAGATAACACCTACCTATATATGTGTATCGTTATGGCAGAGGGGGAGATAAACGATATAGAAGAAATAAGAGTAGATGATAAAATAGTTACATTTGCATCTAGCTTATCAGATGGAACAGAAGTTGAAGTAGATAGTTCTGATGCTAATTTTTATAAAAATAGTGAAAGTTTAATTAGATTAGAACCACATTTTGGAACTGATGGTCAATCAGCATCATCTTTATTATCTACATTATCATCTTGGGGAAGTAATCATAAATTATCTGGTCTTTGTTATTTAGCAATTAGACTTAAATGGAACTCTGACGCATTTGCTGGACTTCCTAAAATACAGGCAAAGATACAAGGTAAAAAAGTTAAAACATATAATGCAAGTCTTGTAGAACAATCTGCAAGTTATCAAACAAATCCAGCATGGTGTTTATTAGATTATTTAACTAATACTAGATATGGAAAAGGTTTAACAACATCAGAAATAGATTTACAAAGTTTTTATGATGCTTCACAAGTTTGCGTAACACAAGTAACACCATATTCAGGTGGAAGTGATATAAATATTTTTGATACAAACACAGCATTAGATACTTCGAAAACTATCTTAACTAATGTTAGAGAACTTATAAAAGGTTGTAGAGGCTATCTTCCTTATAGTGCTGGTAAATATAGTTTAGTTATTGAAACAACAGGAAGTGCAAGTATTACTTTAACAGAAGATGATATTATAGGTGGTTATAGTTTAACAACACCAGATAAAAACGAAAAATACAATAGAGTTATAGTTGGCTTTGTTGATCCAGCTAGGAATTTTCAAGTAAATGAAATTCAATGGCCTCCCATAGATGATTCAGGATTACCAAGTGCAGATCAACACGCAACAATGAAAACTGCTGATGGTGGATTTTTGTTAGAGGGTAGATTTTCATTTAGTACAATCACAAGTCAATATCAAGCAGAAGAAATGGCAGAGGTTATTTTAAGAAGAAGTAGAGAAGCATTATCTTTAGGTATTACAGTTAGCTTAGATGCTTATGATTTAGCGATTGGCGATATTGTAAATATTACACATTCTTCTTTAGGATTTTCTGCTAAACCTTTTAGAGTTCTTGGAATAACTTTTAATGAAGATTTTACTGTTGGTTTATCTTTAGTTGAACACCAAGATAGTCATTATACTTGGGCTACAAAAACACAAGCGACAGCAACACCATCAACTAACTTACCTAATCCATTTACTATCCAACCACCAGCAAGTGTTACACTAGATGATACATTAATTGAATATAATGATGGAACTGTAATTGTAGCTTTAGATGTATCAATAGGTGCTTCTCCTGATAGATTTGTTGATTACTACCAAGTAGAATACAAGTTAAGTACAGATTCAGATTTTATTATTTATGCACAAGGTTCAGGATTAAATCACAGAGTTTTAAATGTAATTGACCAATCTACTTATGATGTAAGAGTTAAAGCAGTAAATAGTTTAGGTGTATCATCAACTTATGTATCTGCACAAAGAAAGATAGTAGGTGCTATTGAACCACCTAGTGATGTTACAGATTTTTCTTGTAATATATTAGGACAAGAAGCACATTTAAGTTGGACACAAATACCTGATTTAGATTTAGCATTTTATCAAATTAGATATTCAACATTAACAGATGGAACTGGAGAGTGGGCAAACTCTGTATCTTTAATAGAAAAAGTATCAAGACCAGCCACAAGTATTAGTACAGTTGCTAGGGCTGGAACTTATCTTATAAAAGCATTTGATAAATTAGGTAATGCAAGTTCTAATGCAACTGCAATAGTTTCTAATGTAACTAGCACATTAAATTTTAACGCAATAACTACTGTATCTGAACACCCTAATTTTGATGGAACATTAACAGATACAGCAATCGTAGATGACACTTTAAGATTAGATTCTTCAGAATTAATAGATTCAGCTTTAGGAAATTTTGATGATGAAACTACAAGATTTTTTGATTCAGGTGTTGCTAATGCAGACTTTAAAGCATCTGGTAATTATTTATTTGCAGATGTAGTAGATATAGGTGCTAAACATACAGTAAGAATTACAGCTACTTTAAAACAAACTTCTGATGACCCAGATGATCTTTTTGACAATAGAGTTGGGTTGTTCGATTCCCAAAATTCTAGCTTTGATGGAGATACACCAGCTAACTCAAATGCACATTTAGAAATTGCAACAAGTGATGATAACTCTACATTTACTGCTTTTCAAAACTTTGTAATAGGAAACTATACAGCTAGATATTATAAATTTAGAGTTGTTTTAACTTCTACTGATTTAGCTTCAACTCCTGTTGTTCAAGAAGTATCAATTT